TACGATTATAACGCATCACGAATGGATCTACGCCCCATCCTCGAAGCTTTTTAAATCTATACATATCTTCCTCGAATGAAGTATCAAAACAAGTAAGCATATAACACATAAGGTGTTGTGGTTTGATTCCTGCATTTTTTAGTATTTGAATTCCTTGTTCTATTTCTTTTTCGTCTTCTAAGTTATCCCAAGCAACATAGAGTCTTTTACGTTTAAAATTTAAACTTCTGTAATCGATATCTGTTAGAGTATCTGCTACTTCTTTGTCTACTAATCTTAGATCTAATCCTTGCGTAAAACAAACCTTTAATTTGTTCTGGGTTTTTAACTTGGAAAGATGATGAAGTGATCGTTCACTTGCGAGCAAATTGTTATCCATAATTATAACCTTGCGATGGTTAGGATGCAAAAACTCTTCCAACTCTGTATTTTCTTGTATGTGTCCTTCCGTTTTCCACACTTTACAAAAAGGACATTTACGAATACAACCACGTGTCAAATATCCCACTGAATAATCGATATTGTACAAAGCGTAATCTGGCATAACGTGTTCGATCTCTTTCGGTAATTTTTTAGTGTTTACTCCATATCCACCAATTTCTACTGGACAGTCAAACATCTTCGCAATACCCAAGGCTAAAGGTCTGTTCCATTCAAATATACAAGAAATGTAAACTTTATCAGGATCGTTTACATCGAAACCAACCGTGTCTCCCAGTTGTTTATGCCAAGCCGAGATTTTCATAAGAGCGAGATTTGGTAGCTTGCCGTCTATTTGAATTAGCTTGACGTTCATATCATTTCCTCGCCTTCTCTTGTTCTAACATATACGGGAAATGGGAATTGTTCCTTAATCTTCTTCCCAATAATTCTCAATTCTTCAGGAGTAAATTCGTCTTCCTTCTTTATGAGTTTGCGTCCATAACGGGGAACGTTATCCCATAGTCCTTGTTGAATCACGTATTCCCCATTGAATTTGAGGTTATCGAGTTCTTCTGCTATTTGAAGGACTTCCTCTTCACCCACCAACCTCTTGAAGACGGTGGTCTGAACTTGAAGAGGAGTGTTTGAATTTTTACACGAAGAAAGTGTACTCCGTACAGATTTTTCTGCATTGCTAACTTGAGTTACCTTGAACCACAACGGGTTATTTCTAAGAGGAGCTTTGACATCCAAGAAGACTTTATCTATAACTCCAGATTTCAAAAGTCTTTTGATGCTTGAAGCAAAGTAGCCATTTGTCTGAATGCCTACTAACTTATTTGCATTGTGCATCCATGTTCCAATTTCTTCTATGAATTCTTCGTGAAGAGTTGGTTCTCCACCAGAAAAGACTAAGGCATCTACAAAATCTAATTCCTTTTCTATTCGGGACTTCACGTCCTCTAAGGGAACATAGTTAGGTTCTTGAAACAATTTGAAATTCTGACAATAAAGACAGCGGAGAGGACAACCTCTCAAGAATAAGACAAGAGAGTTCAATCCTCTCCAGTCAATCGTCGAGAGTACAGTTCCTCCAAAGTTTATTTCTCTCATATCCAATCCGTCTTGTCAACTTTTCTATAAGGCAAGTCTCTCAGTCGTCTTTCGTGCATATTGGATTGTTCCACAAAGTAGCCAACTATCCGTCTGAACTTAAGTATATCCTTACTGCCACAGATAGGACAGGCGTTTACGTTTCCTAACGTCAGATGATTATGTTTAAGACAACGGGACAAGTAATCATCGAAGGCAAAGTATGGCACTCCTTTCTTGACTATCGCTTCTATTATTTTCTTCATCTGATGTACATTCTGGAACGCTGAAGGAACATTTACGAACATCATTTGTCCACCATCAAAGAACTTTGAAAATCTTCCTGTTATTTCTACGCGTTCTCCAAGGGACATTTCCACCCAAGGAGAAACAATCTGATTGGAATACATTCTTCCATTTTCGTAGTATTTGCTTTTGTCCTTTTGATGTTTTTCTGCGTATGCTTTGTCTGTGTCATAGAGAGAGATTGCTGCCGACTCTGCTGGAACTAATTCACAATTGTAAAATCCTTCCCAACCATCGATGACACGACGAATATCCTTTAAGAGAACTTCCAAATCATCCCAAGAATAAGTCAAGCCTATCAACTGCTTGAGGTCCCAGAGACCTATGATGCCAATCGTTGAATACATCCTTCGTAATGACCGAAGCCCTAACTCGAATGTAGCATCGAGATACTGATACTCTTCAAGGAGCTTTCTGTGCCAATCAAGAAATTCCTTAGCAAGCTGAAGATTCTCTTTTATGCGTTCTTCAAACGTATCTGGGTGTCTTAGATAGATTCCTGGAAGATTGAGACTCACGACTTGATGAGAACCTATTTGAACACCACCAGAGCCATAGGAATTAAAGAACGGTTTCTTTGAAGAAATCAATCGACAACAAGAAGCGATAGCGTCAAGGTGTGGCAAGACTAAGAAATTGTACATCGTATGATGAAGGTTTTGTTTGACTGCAAACTCAAGGAATTTTTCATCTTGAATTCTCTTACCTTTTACCTTGAGAGCCGCAGTGATAACTGGGAATCTTAGCATTTGCGTCTCAACTTCCCTTGTATGCCATCTCATGACCGCTGACTGAACAGCAGATAATTCATCTATATCAAGTCCCCAAGAATTCTTATTGAACAGATGAGCCAAGTAATAAGAATCGAAGAACGATATGTTAGTATAAAGAGACTCTGCACCCTGCCGAAGGTGTTGATTGAAGGAGTAAAACAATCGCTGAAGTTCATTTCTGAAACGATAGTCTGTGAGCCTGTACTCATTAAGAGAAATTGCACCTTCCTTCTTTACGAAATAAGCTAGTCCTAATATGAGATCAGGAATGCCTATCGCTCCCCTTGTCCTGTTAGCTACGTATGACGTGAACTCAATCAACTGAGCTATAAAAGAATCCAGTCTCTTTGGTGGTTTACTCTTAAAGTGAGGATAATATGTTAAACCTTCTGCAAGAATAGGCTCAACACTTATGCTATAACAATACGGCATTAAGATGTTCTTTGAAAGGTCATGAATGTAAATTTCCTTCCCATGTCGTCCTAATATTTCTCGTCCTCTATCAAACCATTCCGATATGAGTTCTTTATTGAAGACTAACTCAGCTCCAGATGCTAATTGTTTCCTAACATTTGCTATATCAGGAGAATAGTTCGCATTCACGTCCACTACGTTTCCACCTGTTAGGAATTTTTCTATGTTCATAATTATCCTCCTTATATAATTAATATTATTTAATATATTTAGTTAGGGACTTAATAGGACCAACATCCAGATTGTTATCTCTAAGATACTTAAGGAAACGAAGAATCCTCTCAATACAAACGAATGGAAGAGTCACTTCAATGTCTCTTTCTTCACCTGCAACAGTAAAGGTCTCGTCTTCCTTAGACATCCGAACTATTTTGTTCATGTTTACTCTTCAGGAACTTCACAAAGAAGATATCTAAGTTTTTCAAGATATTGCTTGCGAAGCTTTTCCTTTAGCTTGAAGTGTCTAATAGGGTCTTCTTCTGTCTTTATCTGAAGTTCTGCCTCTGCATCTATTGCTCCATCAAAGATTCTCATTATGAGGTCAATTACACCCATAAGACTTACCTCCTATATCACTCTTAAATTTTGCATCAGACATTCATATTTGCACGAGAACAAAATGTTTTAATGACGGTTATGTAATTCTATGTCCTGAGTATAAAATTGTGTTATGTCGCAAATATTAATGTCTGGGTTCAGTCAAGAAGTGAGTCCTACGTTTCTCTCGCTCATGCTGTAAGATTTTCTTGTCCTCTTCTTCCAACTCTGTGAGAGCCAATAGAGAATAACCAATGATGTCGCTGAGTGTATCCCAGATAGCAGGGAAGTTCTTATGGAGGTCCTTCTTTTCTAAGTTCTTTAGACGACATATCTTATCTGTGAGTCGAATGCAAACAGAACGTAATCCATACTCTTCCCACGTCTTGTGGAATGCGTCACCATACATTTCATTCTTATGTTGAATCATACTACGAATCAATTCCAAGTGTCTATCTACTGACTCCATGACCCTCCTCCTATTCTTCAATTTTGTCTATCAATCCCCACTCCTTAGCGTCTTCGGGAGACATCCACACTTCCCTAAGTCGTATGGTATCTCTCACCTCTTCTTCCGTCTTACCACAACGGTCAGCTAAGATTTTCACTATCAAATCCGTAATTCTGTTCATTTCTGTGACTTCGTTCTCAAGCTGAGAAGTTGACTCTGAATTGAAGAATACCCATCTTTTTGGCTCGTGTAAGAGGAATGTTGCATGAGGACGAGATATTCTTTCGTCTCCAGCTTGGAGAACAATCATAGCAGCAGCACTTGCTGCTAAGCCTTCCACTATAATTCTAATTTTTACGCCTTCTTTAGATATTCTTCTCAAAGCATCGTATACAGCGAACGCACCGTGAACCTCTCCACCTTCCGAGTCCAAATAAATAGTAAGAGTATCCCCCGCTTTAAATCTTCTTTTGATTTCACCCCAGAATAGAGCTAAGTCCCTCGCTCTATACTTGTTCAACTCTCCAGTGATGTGAATTATTCCATCCTTCAGGTCTTGATACCTCAAGAAGTCATCCAGACAAGCAAACTTTCCTTCTTCCTCTGCTTCCTTTTCTTTAATTTCCATTTTGAACCTCCTCATTAACGATTAACAGAATGTAGGACCGATTCGTCCTGTTCTTTAAGTCGTTTATGGCTGCATACACATCAGGATAGAGTCTCCTTGTTTTACTCTTTTCCATTCCTATGCAGCTTCTGTCCGACTTAACTATAATTCTGGGATAATAAACTGGTCCCTCAATCCAAGCAAAACACCAATGTTCTTTTTCCTCTACGAGACATTTGTATTCAATCCCCTCCACGACTGGACACGTGTCCTTTCTGTGATGAAGGACTATCTTACCATTAGGTAACCGAGCAATGTCATTTCCCTTGTTGTCCCTGTGGAAAATCAAAACCATTTCTTTCTTCTCGCCTTCAGTTCCTTCCATCTTAATACCTACACCTCCTATCTTTATAATTATATTTCATGAACTTCTCCATTCTTGTCAATCATCATTAGTTTTGCTGCTCGCTTCCGAGTGTCATATTCCGCCCACCCATTAATGGTAGGTGGAAGAGACATCTCAATCGCATATCGAAGTCCTCGTGCTAAAGAACCTGTTCGCAGAAGTGTGATTCTCTTATCTTCACGTAGTACATCGAGTTTAGCGAGTGTATGATTGTGTCCTAACGCTATAACATCCGCATCAATATACTGAAGGAGTCTTCGATGTTCTGTAAATATATCCATTGCAGCGCTTCTTCCGTGAGCAAAGTAGAATTCCACTTCATCTATTTCAACCTTGTGGGTTGGCTTTCCTAAATACTCTTCGTAGACATTAAGACCAACTTCGTTGAAGACTCTGTATTCGTGATTTCCAAGACAGTAACCTACGACGTCCAATTTATCTGTGATTATCTTGACCCATCGAAGTTGAGACTGTGGTTGGATTTCGTTATCAAATTGCATTCCCCTGTCGATTCCACAATCAATGAGGTCTCCCATCAAAATCACTTTCTTTCCGTTCCAGTATCTCTTAGCTATCTCTGCTATCATCTCAGGAGAGATTTCTCCCTGACCAATATGCCAATCTCCACTCAGTACAACCTTCATTTTCTCCTCCTATATAAATCCATTAAGGTTTGTTTGAGACAGGGTGTCCTCTATTTCTTTCAGAGGATTATAAAACCATTTCACCAAAATGGCGTCATAATCTATTTCGGGAAGGTCATCTGTTATGTTCTCATGGATGGCTAAGTTTCCTATTGATGCCACTTTTGTAGGAACAATTGGCAACTTCTCACCCGAGTGGAAGGGAATACGATATAATCGAAGTCTATTCTTCGCTGCCTTGAGATGGGCAGTTTCAACTTTAGGTGAGGTCGAAGACAATCTTACCCATTCTGCCACATCCATCACGTCCTGTTCTCTTATTTCAGTTCTAATCTGTGATTTGATTTCTTTAAGTTCATCCCATTTTCCATTTAAGACTAACTCGAATGCCGTCATAAGCTTGTTCCTGATATATAGAGGACAAGACGTTCTGTTCACTACCGTTCCCGTTATCTTCAGCTTACCTTCGTCTGTAATCCCGAAATAGTTCTTCTTCTTATTATACAAGAAGAGGACCCTAAACTTTTTATCTACATCCAAGTTAAACTCAGGACCCCACTTTGAGTGAAGTTCATCATTAATTTCATTCATAATTTCTTCAGGGTGAGGATGAGTAATCATAAGCGCATCCGTGTCCCCTGCAAGTATAGGAATACCTTTGTTTTCCACATATTCCCAAATGAAAGTTAGGATTTTACGTTCATAAGCTGTGACTTCCGCTGCTAAATCTCTATTGTAGAATCTGGACTTTCCGTATCCCAGCATCCCAACGCACGCGTTTAGAAGGAACTTATAGGACACATTCCATATTTGACTCTGAGTGTCGCCTCTTTCCTTGTATAGCTTCTTGTATTCGAGCCTCCGTTCAAATATTTCTTTGATTGTCTCTGTAAGTATCCCTGGATTCCTAATGTCTCTATCAGGAGAGATATTAAAGTGCATTACTATCGAAGGATACAGACTGACCAAATCTAAGACAGTGACATCTCTATGTAAACCCTTCTGTGGATCTCTGACGAGTGCTCCCTTGTACTTCGTATGTGACGCATGTCTTTTATTCGGAAGAACATACTTATTGTGATATTTCTTTAGGAGGTAGGCTTCGATAATCGAACTTCTGTTCATTATATCTATGGTATTAAGAGGAACGAGATTTTGGAAAGAGAAAACCAATTGAGTCAGCTTGAGTGCTTCATCTATTTCTTTAGTGAGAGTGACGTCTTCTATACAATGAAGAAGTTCAGGAAGCGACTTATCCTTCCGTCTTCCTAAAATGAGGAAAGCCACATGGTCTAAGAAGTATCTTCCTCCTCGCTCTCCAAATTCTCTATACGCTCGCATTAAGTCAAGTGGCTGACTTTCTCCTATGGTGAGTTCGTCGTGATAATCTCGAAACATTTTCTTATTTCTTGAACGATTAAAGAGGTAAGGAAGATCATAATTACTTGAGTTCCATCCAACAATCAGGTCCGGATCTAATCTTTCACAAAAGGATAAGAAGGATTTTATGAGCTGTTCGTCATTCTTAAACACAAAAGCCTTCACTCCCTCTATTGCATAATCCTCTAACACAAAAGGATAGTGCTTCTTTGTGAAACTATCGTAAGCGTCAATCACAGTAACCGGAAGAGGAGCATTTTCTGTGTCGAGAGAACCATTGTCTCTCTCTACTTCAATATCAAAATAAAGTATCCTTCTATTAAGACCGTACGTCAAGCCTGTATCTACGAGATAGCGTGTCAAGTATGGAATATCTGCTTCTGCACTGAAGTCCACATTCCTCTTTCCTCTTTTGAGATCTTCTATTGATTTGAATGAGATTTTGTCCAAAGGCTCTCCGGTATAAGACACGAATCCACTTTCTCGTTTAATAATTGGGAAGAGAATTTCCTCTTCAGGTTTGACATAGAAATAAGGATACTCTCCCTTCCTTACAGAGTACGTGACATTCCAACCTTCTCTAAATTTAAGCTTAACGGTTGGTCTCGAATTTCTTGAGCCAATAAGAGAAGCATTCACAAGTTCCATCATAAAAACTCCTCCAAACTTCTTTGATTCTTATCTCGTCCTAAAACTCTCTCTTGAGCCATTTCACAATATTTCTCTTCTATTTCTATCCCAACCCATCTACGATTTAACTTCTCACACACCGCAGCGGTTGTCCCCGAGCCTAAAAATGGATCTAATACTAGGTCGTTCTCATTTGAGAGCAATTTAACTAAATCTTCCCAACATCTAACAGGTCTTTTGGCTGGATGCTTTACATGACGTGGCGGTTCTTCTATCCACACATCAGTAAATCCTATTGAATTCTTATTATTAAGTTTTCTAAATTTTCCCTTTGTGAAGTCCATTATTGGTTCATAAGAGTAGGACCATTGACCCGGATAACTTCCTGCTTTCCGTTTAGGATTGTGCCATATAGCTAAGTGTCTAAATGTAAAACCATGATTTTCTAACATTGGCTTATAAAACCAAATTTGTTTCTGAGCACAAGTAAAAACCAAATGACATCTATTTTTCAGTAAATCCTTTAGTAAAACGAATATGCTTTCAATCCATTTATAAAAATCGCCGTCTCTTCTGTTATCTTTATAACTTCCATAATCTTTCCCGATATTGTACGGTGGGTCAGTTAATACCAAATCAATTTCCTCCCTCGGAAGCTCATTCATCACCTTTAAACAATCACCATTTAATAACACACCGTTATCTGTGTGAAAATAATGAAATCTGCTCCTAATCAATTGTTTTCTCAACTCTTCCCACCTCATCATTCAAAAGTCCTCAAGAGTTTTTTGATATTTATCGTGACCCAATACTCTTTCTTGGATTACTTCACAATAATGTTCAGAAATCTCAATACATATCCATCTACGATTATGTTTTTCGCAGGCTACTGCGGTTACACCTGAACCTGCAAACGGATCAAGAATAATTTCCCCTTCTTTAGGACTTCCGCGTAACAACAATCTTTCCCAAAACTTGATGGGTTTAGGACAGGGGTGATCATAAGTTTGATTATCCAATCCTGTTGCTTCTATGACGTCACTTCTCGCTCCAAGTCCCTCTCTCAAGTATGGGTCTACGCCATACGCAAGGATTGGTTGCCACTGAGCAAATCCCCATTTACCTCTTGAGTTTGTCGTCTTATAAACCCAAGCTAAAATCCAGCGGGGAGGAGGATAAAGAGAGATATTAGTGAGACCACAGGTAAGTAGCATAGCTTTACTTACTCGTAGAGCCTGTGGCATGAATTCTTCTATAAGAGATTTGAGATTTTCTTCAGTATCTTCGTAAACGTCATACTCCTTTCCCAATGCGTAAGGAGGATCCGTGAGGATCAAATCGATAGACTTGTCTGGCAAGTCTTTTAGGATATTGATACAATCCCCTAAGAGTAACACTCCTCGGTCTGTGTGAAAATAATGATACTCACTTTCAATCAATCTTTCCTGTAACTCTTGCCAGTCCATTAGAATCTCACGCTTCAATGACCTCAAAATAAACTATAGTAACAACAGTATTAACATGGAATTCTGGATAAGTTCTGCAAAGTACTTTGAAAAGGTCTTTTTTTGTTCTACAAATCGGATCGTGTTCACACTCGATATCTTCATCCTTTATATTTTTAAATTGTGTAATCATAAGCTTTTCGATGATAGCCTCTTTAGTTTTATCTAATAGCACCTTTTCTCCAATCTTTAAGCGTGCCCATTTATAACCTTGTCTTACTGTGCAATTTAGCCCTGTATGAAATACAGGATTTCGGAACTGAATGTTTTTCATTATATTTCTTCATCCTCCTCATAGCTTACGATATTCATGCTTCCACATCTATAACATTTTAAATACTGACTGTCTTCACTTGCTCCCCGAAAAACATAGAAGCTTCCTGTCGCACCGCACCGCAGACATTTGTACATTTTCATCTTAACGTGTTCGTTGTATCCTTCTTTGGAGTTCTTCTATATCTATTCCAAATTTCTGTTTGAGTTCTTCTTTTCTAATCTGCAATTGAGCAATTAACTCATTCTTTAACTTGGTTATTTTAGCCAGTCCTTTCTTCAATTCCTCAATCTTTTCCTTATCCTGAAACTCAACTTTGAATTTCTTCTGAAGATCTAACATACGGGAAGACTTATCTATTGTGTCGTTTGCACTTTTCAGCCTTCGTGAAATTTTATAGATTTCTTTTATGAGTTGACGTATATCCCGTTCATCTTCGGATTCGGTAATTTCCCTAAATTCTTTTCTTGAAACCGTAGGTGGCGAAACTATGACTCCTCCATTCTTCACTTTAAAGGAATAATAATCACCTTCGTGGCTTTCTTCTTTAAGTATTTCGTCCGCAGCTATCAATTTTCTTCTATAATCATCACAGTAATCTACAACTATCGAAAGATAGTAATCATCTTCTGGAAAGTAGGTACCGAAATACTTATCCCGGTTATGATAAGTTATTTCAAGTCTAACGTATTCTAACTTATTATCAAGGACTTCTTTTAAGAGACGTATGTTCGTTTGCAAGTTTCTTATTTCTTGTGAAACACGTTCCTTATCTATCCAATCACTCAGTTTTTTCATCTTTCCGTCTCTCCCTATATTGTTCAGGAATAGTAGTCCAATACAAGGAATAACAAAAAGGACAATACAACAAACCTATTTTCAGT